TTTAATAATTTTTGTAACTCTGCAGTGCTACCAGTAAATATTGCATTGTTTGTAACATTGTTTGTAGTTTTATTTTTTGTCTCATCAATCTCTTTAACCTTTTTCTGTAGATCCATAAGTTTATCTGCTATGTCAGCAGTAGACTTTAAGACTTGACCCGCAACTTCATATGCTCTAGGAGATCCAGATGAGTCAGCAACATCCATTACACCGTTTAATACCTCCTGTCCTTTTTCTATTAAAGAATAGAGTTGAGCACGAGAATATTCATAGTCTTTATCTATGTCAACTTTACTTAGTTGATCTTTTCGTTTAGTGCCTCCACCTTCAGGAATTGTTGAGACTTCAACATCTAACGCTTTATCTATTTCTTTAGACATTATACATCCTCCTGTCTAGTAGGACTGTATCTCTTACCATCACCAAACATCTGCGTATTCTCTGTAAATCCAAAATCGTCCTCAGGACCTGCATCAATAGGATCAGGAGTTACAGTGTACCTCATTTCTCTCTTAGCAGTTTGGATATCAGTATTTGCATAGTAGTCCACCTGTGCCTTCTTAATAAGACCATCAGTGCTCTCAGCAACAGGACCGAAGAGATAAGTCTTTGCAATAAAATTAAAGGTGTACATCAAAACTCTTCTAGTTGTAAAGTCACCTTCATACTCGTCAGTAAAACTAATATTTTCTAATACAATAGGAATATCTCTTTTTTCTCCAATAGAATTTACCAAATCAATTGTGACATTATATGCTGGTTGGAAAAATGGTAGAATTTGTTCTACGATTTGTAATGCATCATCATTCAATTTAGTCATTACATTAAGTTCAAATCCAATATTGTAGGGAACTGGAAGATATACTTTTTTTGGTCTGTTCTCTCCGTCAACTGCTTTAAATGTTCTAGTAATACTTGCCTTTCTACTAGAGTCATATGACATTGAGGACATCTCAAATGACATTCTAGGAAGAGTAATCGCAACTGCTTTTGTTAACTCTTCTTGTTGTTGTAATTTTGCTAAAAACTTTTGCTTAGGACCATAAATCAAAGGAACTTTAGTTTCACTAAGAGTGCCACCTTGTCGGTCATCATGGCGAATGTAGATATCATTAAATAATGTACCAAATGCAATTACAGTTTTGCGTAAAATTTCGTGATAAAAATAAGTTCCTAACATCAGATTGTTCCAAAGGGATTAGATTCAGTAAAATCAAGAAGCTTATCTGCTTCTACCTCAAACTCGTCGTTCATAAAGAATTCACTACCAGCAGCTTGATCACTAAGATCATTGTCATAACTAAACACTTGATATCTAGCAGACGATGCAGTACCAGTAATAAATTCACCAGGTCTGAAATTACCAGTATTTATCGATACCTCAAGTTTTCTCTCAGGTTCATTCCAAGATTTAACTCTTGCTTCAGTGCCTGACTGGGATCCAACCACTCTCTCATTAATGTGATATGTACCAATACCTGTGCTTAGAGGAGCACTAATTGAGATGGTTGGTTTTGCCTCATATCCAGAACCAGCATTTGTTAGATAAATTCTAAACATCGCATTATCTTCAATAACAGAAATAGCAGTTGCTTGAACTTGACCTGCTTTAAGTCCAACCATGGCACCAGTTCCTATCAATGTTGTATTGACAGAACCAGTTCCTCCAAAGGATGTTCCAATACCAACACTGGATGTTCCAATTGATGTAATAACTGCACCACCAGATAATGTTACAGCACCAAAGTTTTTAATATTAACAGTATGACCGATAGCAATATTTGCCATAGTGTTAATACCACTAATTACCGATGTTCCAGCAGTAACAACTCCAGTAAATTCATATTGTTTGTCTACAAATTGTGGATGCTGAATAGTTATGGTTGGAGGTGCAACATAATTATTACCTTGCGATGTAATTCTAATAGATGCAATACCAGTATTGGTCAATGAACTTGTGGCAGCAGCACCTACGCCTGGTGTTCCAAATCCAATAGCAGGTGGTTCAGTATATGCAAAACCTGTATTAGTAATTGCTACCGTCTTAACTGCGTTTAAATTTCCTAAAGATGTAGTAATTGCAATAGCACTACCAAATGATGTTGTAACACCTGCAGGAGAAGCTTCAACAGTTACAGCAGGTTCACTAGTATATCCAGATCCATCATCATTTAATATAATTTGTTGCATTGCACCAATCAAACCAAAGGTATCGACAGATGCCTTAGCAGTAGATCCAATACCCGCTAAAGATACTGTTGTAATATATCCCTCTTCACTTAATCTGCTATCAATCTGAGCAACATTGGTGTCGATAATATCGTCTTGAAGTTGATAGAGTTCACATTGAAGTTCATAAGTATAGTTCTTACCTAATTGGAAGAATGGACTCTCATGTTCTACATGTTTAATCTCAAACAACCTTTCTCCTAAAGGGAAAAATATTAAATCACCTTCTTTAGGTCTTGTACCAAAATCTATATCTCCATCTAATGCACCTTGTAAGTTTGTAGAGTTAAATTGAAATGGTGCAATAAAATCTTCAAACCTTTCTCTGGAAATTGTTAGTGTAATTTCATTTTGTAAGTTGATACCAAACTTAGACATGATATCACTACCCTTAGCATATCCCTCATAGTTATTGAGGTATGCCTCAATTAGATAATTGTCATTGAATTTAGATGATTGAACCTCACCTAAAATATCATCAGTAAGAATTTGTTTTCTTGGAATATAAAAACAATCTATTCCAAACATAGATATCTGTTCATCGACTAGTTGTTGAACTAATCGTTGCTCATCAGGAGAACCATGTTGGAAAAACGGATTGACTGGCATTACCCTATCATATCAAGGACTGGCATTTCGTATGTATCTTGCATCTTCTCTTCAATATCTCTAATCTCAAAATCTGCATCTTCATAAATTTGTCTACCATTTAATTCAATTCCACCTGGTAATTTAACTCCTTGGAACTTAATTAAATTTTGACCCCATTGTTTTTTAACTTTTGCTGTGAGATATCTTTTCAAGAACATATCATTGTAAACTGAGGCATAATTCGCTGGATCCATGATCCTATAACATTCAATAAGAATAATAGTATTTTCTGTTATTGATGCCCAGTCACAATCTATGTATAATTTATTATTTCGTTTATTATATCTAATCTGTGGTGTAGTTGATAATAAGAAATTAATATCTTCAAGATATGTTTTGGTCATTGAATAATTTAAGAGACCATTGTACCCTAAATTAAATGCAATATCATTAAGGAATAATTGATATTTGATATTAAACATACCACTACTAATGGCATTGTTATCAAATTGATGTACTCTTTCTATACCAATAACAGAATCAGGAACAGTTATAAAATTTGAATTTTCTTCAAATGAATCAGTTCCTCCTGTAGTAGTTGTTATACCAGTACTAAATCCATTACCTCTTGCTCTACCTTCTTTGATATCATCAGAGGTAATTTTGTACTTAAGTAAAACTTTTTCTACACCATCAAAATGACGCTCATAAAAGTATTGGAGGGAGTCATCTAAAAGATCATCGAATTGCTCATCAGCAACATTAATTTCCAGAATAGGAGCACCTAATTGTCTGAAAACATAATCTTGTAATGTTACTCTGCTATTTGGTTTTGCCATTAGAAGAATCCTCCATCAATTGAATCTGACCACTTGGGTATGCCAGCAGCATCTGTTGTCATAACGAAGTTAGAAGTAGTTAGGAAACCTACAGTGCTTGCAGAACTTACCAATCTACCGTCATCCTCAAAGTATGCCATGCCATTAGGACCGCTATATCCTATGCCTGTAATTCCTCCTTGATCAGATCGATAGTAAAGACCATTCTTAAATGTTGCATATCCAACAACATTAAAGTTATCTTGTACTGTAATTTGACCAGATGCAGAATCAAGAACAAGTTCTCCAGTGTTTGTTTCAATCTTAGTACTAGAACCACCAGCACCAATCTTGATATCAGAAATTGTTGCAACTCCACTAATAACTGTAAGATTGAATGTGCTAACTCCAGTTACATTAAGGTTTCTACCATTAACTTCATCATAAACTACATCTCCAATAACATTTAAGTTACCAGCAACAAATATGTCTTGTTGGAATGTTGCTATACCAACGAAGGTTGAGAAACCTGCGAAGGTCATTTCAGTAGCAATACCAGTTTGAATTCTGGCATTTGTTATTGCAAAGTCAGTTGCTAAACCTGCAGTAATCTTAGCGTCAACAGCATCGAGTGAAGAAACATCAATTGTTGTGATTGTTGCTGCAGTACCAACGATGTCTGTAATGATACCAGTAGTAATCTTGACATCCTTAAGATCAGCAGTTTCTGTATCAAAGGTTGTGATAGTAGCGTAAGTGCCAACTAACGATGTAATAATACCAGCAGTAATTTTGGCAGATTCAATATCAGCGTTGACAAAATCTACATTAGTAATAGTAGCAGCAGTACCAACTAAATCAGTTGCAATACCAGATTGAATTTTAGCATTGGTAATTGCAAAGTCTGTTGCCAAACCAGCAACAATTTTGGCATCTACAATATCAATGTTATTAACATCTGCAATATTGCTAAAGGTTACAACACCTGTAGCATTGATTCTTTCAAATCTAGCAGTGTCTAGAACATCTAATCTGTCTCTAGGTGCAGCAGTTGCAATACCAACTTTCTGACTAGAATCTATTCTTGCTGCCTCTACATTATCAGTGTTAAATCTAATAGTTCCATCAGAACCAGAGTCATCAAGAGCAACTGATGTATCATTTTTCTGGAAAGCATCTAACTGAATAACTGTAGCAGTTAAGATACCTAAGACATTTACATTACCAGTGATGTTAATATCACCAGCACCAGCAGGGTCAATGTTGATATCACCAGATGTGGATTCAATATTGTTTCCAGCAATTTGAATATTGCCAAATGTACCACTGTTAGGTGTAATTTGACTGCTGTTTGAACCATCAGTAATCGTTAGATTGGATAGTGCCTGAAGACTTGTAACTTGTTGTGAGAATGATACAGTGCCATTTTCTTGATCAACTATAAATGCATCACCAACTCTAAAGTCTCCTTTCTGGTCAATACTGACGAAGGATACATCACCGTTATTCAGTTCAGTAACTTCGTTTGCCTGAATTGCAAGGTTAGGATCATTAGTGATATCTGCACCAGCACCAACCATATTAAAGTTGAGTGCAAAGAGACGCATTGTAACGCCATCACCATCAGCAATAACACCTTTCTGACCATACTCAACAGCACAACTAACAGAACGCATGTCAGCACCAAACTGACTGTAGTCAGCAAGGATAACCTTAGTAGCAGTTCCAATACCACCACCTGCTTGAGTAATGCGGATGTCTTGATTACGAACTACATTATCGGTAGTTGTTGTAATGCCATTAGCACCATTAAAGTTAAGAAGAAGAACTGTATCTTTATCACCAGTTAATTCTGAAGTAGGAGCAGTAAAGTTTGAAGTATATTTGGCAACACCAAATTCAATTCTAAAATCATCAATCCAACCATTTACAGCATTTGCTGTTCCGTCAAAGTCAGCACCAATAACTAAACCTTTGGATGCACCGTAGTCAGTTGTGTCAGAGGTCTTAATACCTCTCTGAGTACCATCAACGAACAATCTAGTGTCTGTGCCCTCTCTAGCAAGTGCATAGTGCTTCCAGACGCCTGTAGCAATACCTGCACCAGAACCAGTAATAGCGGTTGTAGTACCAACACGCATGTCAACTTCGCCAGCAGCACGGTATGCAATACTGATACCATTAGTATCAGATCCATTTGTTCTTAAGTCAAATAAGGTTGCACTAGAAAGACCAGTTGTATTAGCGTATGCCCAGAATTCAATTGTGAAGTCTGTGTTTGTACCAAATCCAAAATCTCCAGTAGAAGGAATACTTACAGAATCGTTAGTTCCATCAAGTGCGAGAGACGCGGTTCCGAACTTCTTAACTGAAGTATCTAACTGAGCACCATCGTTAAATGTGACTGACTTAGCAGTTCTAGCATTAAGAACTTCAAATCCAGTTTGTTTGCCAGTTACATCTAAGTAAGTTCCATCAAATGATGCAACAACGGCAGTTCCTAATCCAGTGGTTCCGTCAGTATCAAATAGAGTAATTGTATTACCAACACCAACTGTTGTAATACCTGACAATCTTAATCTAGTTTGACCAGCAGATGAAATACCTAATGTTCCAGACTCACCCTTGATCGCTTCTGCAGCAAAATAAGTAAAGCAATTGATATACTCACAACGGGAACCGTTGGTCAATATAACACCTTTACTGTTAGGTACAATAAATGTAACCTCATTGAACAGCATCGCTGCCTCAAGCGATCCTGCTGCTACCTCAGAACCATCTAGGTATGCACCACCACCAGCAAGGAACGATGATGGGTTTGAATCTGCAGAACCATAACCGTATGGATCACCTGCAGTAACATTACTACCCTTATTGAATACAGTTACACGCTGTACATAAGGTGATCTGCTAGTAATTGCAATGCCAGGTGCATACTTAAACGCATAACCTTCATTTGCTGATGTGTTGAAGAACATGTCAGCAATAGTGACATCCTCAACAACAGATCTGTCATTAAGTAAGAAAGCATCCTTTTGCTTGGTAGCAATGGTAGGAATAATTTTAGTAGCACGAAGACCAGCACCCTTAACTGTTAAACCAGCAGGAACAGTAAGTGGGAATGTTTCTTGATAAACACCAGCAGCGATGTTTAGAACATCGTTAACACCGATATTTGAAATCTGTGACAGAGCATAACCAATTGTCCTGAATGGTCTCTCTGGTGTTCTACCACGAGATGCATCACCATCGTCAACACCATTTGTAGATACAAACCATGTATCTAACTTAGCATTGATTGTTGCAATACCAATCTGAGCAGGTTCACGCCAAGTGATTGTGCCAGCAGGATCTGTGCTAAGAATATGTTGAGTATTAACACCAACAACTCCAGTAGAATCGTATAGTGAAGTGACATATCCTGCATTAATCTTAGCAGTTAAAGCATCTAAATCTGTAACATCAATCGTAGTAATTGATGCAGCAGTACCAACGATGTCTGTAATGATACCAGCAGTAATCTTGACATCCTTAAGATCAGCAGTCTCCGTGTCAAAATTAGTAATCGTAGCGTAGGTACCGACTATAGAAGTTACAACACCAGCAGTAATTTTGGCATTAACAATATCAACTTCTGTTGCGTCAATTGTCGTAATTGTTGCAGCAGTACCAACGATATCAGTAATAATACCAGAGGTAATTTTTACATCTTTAAGATCTGCGGTCTCGGTATCAAAGTTTGTAATTGTGGCATATGTACCAACTATAGATGTGACAACACCAGCAGTAATTTTAGCGTTGACAATATCGCCTTCTGTGGCATCGATAGTTGTTATAGTTGCTGCAGTACCAACGATATCGGTGATAATACCAGCAGTAATCTTGACATCTTTGGCATCAAGAATTTCAGTATCAATGGTGGTAATAGTTGCTGCAGTACCAACAATGTCAGTAACGGCAACTCCAGTGATGTTTATATTTTGAGCATCTAATGTTTCTACATCAAGAGTAGTGATAGTACCAAATGTACCAACTAAAGATGTAACAACACCAGCAGTAATTCTAGCATCAAGGATATCAGCAGAATCTAGATGTGCTGTACCATCAATGTAAATATCTCTCCATTCTCTATCTGTGGTTCCTAAGTCATGAGTATCATCAGCAGCAGGATTAAACTTCTGGTTGAT